AGACTTAAAGAAATCATCAATCATGGGATACAAAAATGGTCTCGTAGCCGACAGATTCCAAGCCGGAACTGTTAAAAACGTGGCAAATGATGCTGACATCAACTTGATCACAACTGATCGAGAAGCTATCAGGTTTGTTACTAGAGTTGGAGCGATTACAATTCTCCCAACAGCAGTAGCAGTTCTACAAACAGTAGCAGCATAATCCACAGGGATTAAATGTTAATAGGTCAGAGGAATACTCCTCTTACTTATTTAGCAAATAATAAAATACAATGCTTAAATACATAAACAAAAAAACAAATGAAGTACTATACTCAGCAATAAAACTTGAAAGCGAGAGAGCTAAAGATTTTACATTTATTGGTATTTGTAAAGACACCCCAGAAAAAAAAATGAAAAAGAAAAATGGAATGATTAAAACTAACAAAGTAACTAAAAGATAATCATGAAATTATACTGTTCAAAAGCTGATGTAGAAAAATACACAAATCAAACAATCACAATAGATATTGATAATTGGATTGAGGGAATTTCTATATACATAAAAGGGATTACAAACAGAGACTGGAAAGCTGACACAGTAGCATCTGCTAGATTGTATGATGGAAACGGGTATCAACAATTAGAAGTTGATGATTTTATTGAAACTCCAATTTTAAAAACAGGACAAGAGTATGGCCAAAGCCTAGTGACTAGAACTGATTTTATATTGTATCCTTACAACACAACCCACAAGAACACATTTATATTAAGAGATGATTCATTTGAAAAAGGTATTCAAACCGTAGAAGTCACAGCAAAATGGGGATATCAAGTTGAAGTTCCTGAAGATATTAGATACGCAACAACAGTTTTAACGTCAGCAGTCTTTTTAGCGCAAACTAACACAGAGGGAGAAGTAGAATCAGAAAAGATTGGTAATTATCAAGTAAAATACCGAAGTGAAAAGCATAAAGACGATGCTGAAAGAGCAATGGACATTATTGAATCCAGAAAAATAATTTTAATATAAAATATAGCTAATGATATCTAATTTCTACAAAACAACTTTCACTATAATGAGAAATTCGTGGACTAATGGCGACACTTATTCTAATTCTACGGAAACAGAGATAGGAACGTTCATAGGACACCTGCAACAAGCCACAGCAGACCTCACAGAGAACTTAAACCTCAACTTCACCAATAGGTTCATTATCTGGTGTAACATCGATTCAGGGGTGGCTGTGGGCGATAGGCTGACAACAGGGGGGAAGTCTTATTCGGTAGAAGCAATACAAGACAACACAAGCGTAGGAGCTAACAAACATTTAGAGCTAATGGTTGAAAGACAACACAATGACAGCTAACTCTCGTCTTGAATACAAAGCGTTAGAAAGAGCAATCAGGAGAAACCCCGGAGCAGTTCGGGATCAAGCGCAAAAATTTTTAGTGAGGGCAAAAGCCTTAATGCAAAGAGGAATCAATCAGACAACTTGGGATGTCGGTAATTCAGGAGGTGGAGTTCCAAAGTTAAGCCATAACCTGAAAAGGGCGCACGACTATACGATTAGACCTTTCTCATTACTAATAAAGGTAAATGAAAAAAAAGCTGACTATGCAAAATATGTTCACTATGGAACTAGACACATGAAAGCAAGACCTTGGTTGAAATCAGTAAAAAACAGTAGTATGCCACAAATTAAAATATTAGAAAAACAATTATTAAAAGAGGTTGTTAAAGATTTTGGCAAATAATGTTATAATAAAAATATGTTAAGAGATCTAATAGGACTACTAAAAACAAGCATCGAGACAATACCTAACATTCAGGAAGTTTTTTCATATCCTATACAAAAAGAAAACGTAAAATACCCATCAATCGTATTCTTTCCTGAAACAATAGATAACACCTTTGAAACAACTGACGAGAATTTTAAAGTCTACACATTTAGGATGGGAGTAGAGGTTAACATTCAGGGAGTCACAGCAAAAATGGTTTACGAGGATATATTGCCTCAAACTTTTGATGACATAGTTCAACATTTCGATACGAACTGGAATATGGCGACTTCAGGTGGCCACAGAACATGGGCGAGAGTTTCAGCATCTTCATTTGGGATATCTGAGGACACAAAAGGCAAAACAGCATTCATAGATATGGTGCTAGAAATAAAAGCATTAACAGACAATTAAAAAAAATGTTATAATTATATTATTAGTCATTAAAAATTAAAAATCATGAGCGAAATTATTGGAAAAGAAATACAACTTGGTGTAAAGGTAGAAGGCACAAGAGGAACTGCTGAAACAGTTGCATCAAAATGGGTAAAAAATGTTACAGCAGACATTTTTGCAAGAGTTGAAAAAGTTGTTGATGACAACTCTCAAGGAGTTTTAGAGGACTCTTCTCAAACAAGAGTAATCAAGAAATGGTTCGATGGAGAACTTGCCGGAATAGTTCATGCAGATGCTATTGGATATTTTTTCGAGCAAATATACGGACAATCAACTACAACCACAGTTGAAACAGGAGAAGTTTATTCTCATGCATACTCTGTTTTACAAAATATTGAACATCCAACACTTTCTCTCTTTGCAAAGGATGGTGGAGTTAGCCAAGAGGTATTTAGTGGTGGGGTTGTTAGCACGCTAGAGCTGACTGCGACAACAGACGACTTCTTAAGATTCAACACAAACCTTATGGCTAAAGAAGCAACAACAAACACCGATACTCCTGCATACGCAACAGATTATGATTTTATTGGTAAAGACATCATTATAAAAATAGCCTCAACAGAAGCAGGGCTATCAAGTGCGACTGCATTAAAAGCCAAAGATTTAGGAATCACTTGGGACACCGGCGCAACAGCTGACTATTGTTTTGGATCATACTCACCAAGCGATGTATACAATCAAAAAATGATGATTGAAGGCACAATAACTAAAAACTACATAGACGACACGTTCAAAGACCTGCTAACAAGCGACACAGCTGTATATATGGAAATTGCAATCGTAGGAGAGACAGTTCTTGAAGGTTCAAATTCACCAGAAATAAAAATCCTGTTAAATAAAGTTCAGGTTCAGGACTGGGACAGATCGGGTGCAAATGATGACATAGTAACTGAGGAAATCACATTCAAGGCCTTATACAACAACGCAGACTCACAACAGTCAGAATTAACACTACAAAACACAACAGCTAGTTATTAAAAATAATATAATCAATTATGCAATTAGAATTAAAAGATTACAAAGTAGAAATAAAAGACGAAGTAACTTGGGGAGACTCTCAAAAAATTGAAGACTCAATATTTTCATCAGCAAAAATGAAAGGAGACAGGACTGGGGAAATGAGATTTGATTTTGATGGATCAGCCATTCTAAAAGCAAAGTATATTGCAATGAAATGTGTGATAATTAAAATTGAAAAGGATGGTACTGAAATACCATTTACCAATGAATGGGTAGACAATCTTTCTTTAACAGACGGGGATAAACTTTATTCAGCAGTAGAGGAAGTTACAAAAAAAAAATAACAATTGACGGTTCTTCGTTAAAAAAACAACTTCAAGGCAAAAAACAACTGGATAACATACTTGTTATGGAAATTCTATCAAAGACTTATGGGTGGACTCCTAACCAGATTAAAGAGACAGACATGAACGAAATTCTTCAATATTTAAGTATCATTAAAATGAGAAATAAATTAGAGGAAATAGAATATAAGAAAAATAAAAAATAATGGCAACACAACAACTAAGCATCATACTGGATTTGCAAAATAAAGCCTCAGCTAAATTGGATGCTTTTAATAAAGACCTAAAAGGTTTTGACTCTTCTTTTAGAAAAATGAGGAACATAGGTACTGGAGCTTTTGTTGCTATTGCAGGTGCAGTAGGATTTGCAGTTAAAGAGTTTTCTAAATTTGAACAGGCAGAGGTAGCCTTTACTTCTATGCTTGGATCGGCTGAGGATGCAAAAGATATGATTAAAGACCTTGCAGACTTCTCAGCAAAAACTCCTTTTCAATTTGAAGATATAGTAAGTGCTACAAGAACACTTCTTGCTTTTGGAATTGAATCTGACGATGCAAAAGAAAAGTTGAAATTCTTAGGAGACATCTCAGCAGGTGCGCAAGTACCACTAGCTGACATGGCTCAAATCTTTGGAAAAATTACGACAAAAGGGAAAGCGATGACAGAAGAGATTATGCAACTGTCTGAAAGGGGTATTCCCATTATAGACGAGCTAGCAAAACAATTTGATGTTACAAAAGAAGCAATATTTGAAATGGCTTCAGAGGGACAGCTAACAGCAGACGTAGTAGAAAGTGCCTTGCAGAGAATGACAGAAAAGGGTGGTATTTTTGAAGACCAAATGGTAAAGCAATCACAAACTGTTGCAGGGCAATTCTCAACAATGAAAGATAATTTAACATTATCTATGGTGGCTATTGGAGAAATGTTTGCTGACGAATCTGTTGTAATAATTAGTGCAATAACAAAAATAGCTAATTCGTTTAAAGAGTTTGCAGAATCAGGGAATCCTTTTATAGAAATTGGTACAAAAGTGGCGTTAGTATTTTCAGCATTATTAGCAATATTTGGATTTGTTGGGCTAACAACTCTTATGCTTTCTAAATACTTTATAATTCTTGGAGGTATTTTCGGTGTAACAGGAACTGCTGCCTTAATTATGATGGCTAAAATATTTTTGATAGTTGGGGTTATTGTTATAATTATCGCTTCAATATGGAATTTATATAAAAACTGGGATTTAGCAGTCGGCGCAATGAGAATAGTCTTTGTGACAATGGCTAATGTAATTGGATCAGTATTTGAATCAGTAATAAACTTTATTATTGCAGGAATAAATACTGCTATAGATGCAGTTAATTTACTTCTTCGTAAATTAGCTAAAATACCCGGAGCTAAGAAAATAGGAATTTCGGAGTTATCAAACGTCGATAAACTTTCACTTGCTGAGCATGACACAGGTGCTATGTATAATGACCTAATAGAAACACCAAGACCACAGGGAGGTGGAAACGTCGTAAACATAACAGGTAATTCATTCATGGGAGAAGAGGAAATGGCAGAAAACATAGGCGATACCATTATTCAAAAACTCCAAATTAACACGTTAATATAATATGCAAATTTTAATTGATAGCGTAGACAAAACAGAGTCAGTTTTAAGAAAATCTTTAAATGTAAGGAACAGAATAAACGACAGAGCAGACGAGTGCAGATTTACAATAAAGAAAAAAACTACTACACCATACAGACCTGATTTAAATGATGAGGTTATTATTACTAATGATGGAGTTAGAATATTTGCAGGTGTAATTATTACAATCGAGGAAGTGGCAAGTGCCGGAAACATTATTGAGTACTCTATTGTTTGCACAGATTACGCTCATTTTTTACAGAGGAGACTTGTTACAGAACGATACGAAGATACAACAGCAAGCGCAATTATAAATAGTTTAATTTCTACATACACAAGTGATGGATTCACAACAAACGGAGTTACGGTTTCAAAAGAAATAACATCATTTTCATTTAACGGTTTAACAATCTCAAAAGCATTAGAAAAACTAGCCAAGAGTTTAAATGCTTTGTGGTATGTAGATTATAATAAAGACATACACTTTTTCTATAGAAATTCAGAGGAAGCACCTTTTCAGTTAACAGATACATCAGGAAATTATATATACAACAGCTTAGTAATTAAAGAAGACATAACTAAATTAAGAAATTCAATTACAGTTAGGGGTGGAACTAACCCATCAACGGTCAGTAGAGAAAAGGTAATAATTTCACAATCGAATGAGCAAGACATATGGCCAGTTGGATATAAATTTGCAATTAAACCTGTTGTGTTAGTAAATGATGTGGCTCAGGTTGTAGGAGTGGAGTTTCTTGATG